ATCTGTTCTTTCTCCATTTCTAAATACTTATGAAAGTGATTTATAAATTCTTTACCTTCTGTTGTGTAAACATTTAATAAATTGGAATGTAATTCTTCTAAATCGCTAAATACTTGCTGTAGTGCTGTTTTCATTTTTCTATTTGTTTAATTTCAATTATAATATCGTCGTTTTTTTGTATTAAGTTTTTAACGTGCTGGAAGTCGTAAGCTTCAACTATTCGTGTTTCTAACTTCATAGGTGCGCCAACATACGCCCAAGTTTTAAATGTTGCTTTAAATCGTTTCATAGGTTTAAATTTTATTTGTTCGTTTTTTTTAATTCTGCAAACTTCAAGGTATAACCCTAAATCAAATGAACCACGCCATTGTCTTTGCCACCAGTCTAATTGGTCGTAAATAGTTCCGCTTGTCATAGTTCGTGGTAAAAATTATAATTGCTTTCATCGTTGCTTGTTTTCCATTCCCAAAAATTGTAGTGTGCTAAATCGCTGTTTATTATTTCTTGCATCTCAAGGCGCAAATCTTCTAAAATACGAACACCAAGAACGTGCGGTTGTAAATGGTCGTCAGTTTCTGTTAACCACTTTTGCGAAACATCAACGTCTAATTCAATAAACGCATATTCGCTAACTTCGTCCCAATCGTTGAACTCCCAAGTTCCAGCTATTGAATAAGTCCAACCTGTAAACTCATAGGTTAATTCCCAACCTTTATTCCAAAATTCTAAATTTCTATTTTCCATCTTACAGCGCTTTAAAATACATTAAACAATAGAATATACCACACAACACTATAAACACTATTAGAGTGCCTAAAAAGTGCCTTAAAAACGATTTGTGTTCTTCGGTTGTTGGTGTAAAGTAATCAATTAAGTTTTTCATAGTTCAGTTATTACAAATGTGTATAAATCATTTAGTTTAGTTTCTGCCATTAATTTGTTGGCGTAATCGGTTGCGTCTTCTAAATCAACTGCTGTTACAATTCCGATAAACAATTCGTTCTGGTCTTTGTCTTGATATTCAATTCTGTAGTCTTTTGTTGTTCTATTATTTTGGTGGTTAAATAAATTTTCCACCTCCTGTAACTGCTCATCGTCTAAAAATGTACATAAACTTTGAATAATTAAATAAAGTTGGTTTGTGTTTAGTTTGTCTTCCTGTTGCTGTAGTTCCAAAAAGTCTAATACTTGGTTAAAGTTTTTCATAGTTTTTAAATTGTTTAGTTAATAATTATACGCAAATCTAATGCTTATTTTAATAACTACAATACTTTTTAACAATTATTTTTAGTTTATTTTTTAAATCCTTGTGTTTATTACGTTTTCTGAATAGAAAAAAACGTTATTAATATTCATTCTAAATAAGACTAGGGGATAAATTGTCCCCCTGTTGTAAGGTAAAACATATAACAAGGGTAATTTTTACTTAATAGTTAGGTCGCAATTTGCGACTGCAACGAACTTGGCGGAAATACCGACAGGTTAAAACCTTAAAATCTTTTAAGTTATTAGGGTTATAACCTTAAAAAGTCCAATTTATTAATTAAAAAACTGGACATAATCGGAATTTTGCCGTTTTAGTAATGCAATTTTTCCACTATAAGTATAAAATCTGCATGAATTTTTCCAAATAAAGCAATATACTGCACAAATTTATACTATGAGTATAAAAATCTGCCTATTATGTAAAACATATCTTACAAAAATGATGGTTTTTGTAAACTTTATTTAGCTTTATTGTCTTTAATGTTGAAGATATTCGTCCCAAATTTTGCTAATATTTGGGACAAAAAAAAACAGCTACGTGCTGGGGAGCTTATAACTGTTTTCTTTTAACTAACTATGAATTGCAAATATCGTTTAAAATAATGATAAATCAAAATATCGTTTAATTAAATGATTAAAAAACGTGCGTAAGCCGTGCAATTTGTCCAAATTCTTTGTGATGAATGTATCCTTCAACCGCTTTTGGAACGCCTGTATATCCGTTTTTATGATGCCAACTGTCACTTCCTGAAGGACTGCGTAACGTTTCAAATGTTACTCCTATGAAATCTTTGCTTGTTTTATGGTGAACGTGATGCGAATAAATATATCGGTGTTTTGTTTCGCTCCAAAGTATTGGAAACTCCGTCGCAAGTAATAAAGGTAAGTGTTCGATTTTTGCTCCGTCGCCGTGTGTCGTACCTATCAAGTTGTTTCCGTATTTGAATGCTTTTCTGTGTAGCAAATTGACATTAAATTTGATTGTACTATTAGCAAAGTGCGCTTCTATTAATTGCATTAAAAAGAAACCGTGCGTTAAATCGTGGTTGCTTGGATTGTAAACAACTTCGACTTCTGCGAAACTTATTAACTTTTCTAACAAATCAATGTACAGGTTCTTTGCCATTATAAAATTATCGTACCACATACCATCCGTATCTTGTGGTGTTCCTGCTGTAGTGGTTCGTTTGGTGTTGTCGGTATGTAATATGTCGTTTCCTGCAACAAATAATACTTTGTCTATATTAAACCCTTTCGCTTTGTTTAAGATGCCTTGCATTCCGTCTTTTGCACGTTTAACGGCTATCTGACTATTATAGTCTTCGCCTGTTTCAAATGCTGTTGCAAGTTTTCCAATGTGTAAGTCTGCAATATCAATTACAAGTAAATGCGTGTCTTCGCTTTTAATGGTTTCTATTGCGTGATATTTTGGAGCGTATAACTTAACTTCTTTTATACATTCGTCTTTTATTTGTTGAATAGCGTTTAGTTCTTCTTGTTTAAAATTTGGGTTCTTAAAAAATAAACTAGCTTGTTTAGTTTTTAGCCAACCGTGTTTTACATCCTTGTCATCAACTCCAGCTTCATCAGTTGCTTCTTTTATTCCACGATACTGCATTAAAACTTCAATCTCATCTTGTTTAAGACGAAACCTTGCGCTTGAATTTTTCATAAAAATTTAGATTATAGATTTAATTCCGTTTTTCCAAAGCCAAGATAATAGTAAACCTATTCCAACTCCAACGAATAATAAATTTAAATTTCCTTTTGGTCGGTTCTTTTTACCTTCAGCTCGTGCTTCAGCTTTTTCAACTACCTTGTCTTTATAGATAGTTTTTATTTTTATTTTGTATTCACGTTTTAATTGTATTCGTGTTTTTGGAACGTAAACATTTTTGTATTGTATAATGGTGTCTTTAGTAGTGATGAATTTCTCCCACACTATTGTATCATTTATGATGATAGGGATGGAATCTAACGTCATTATCCTGATAGTATCTGCTGTCTCTTCGCAAACATAACCTTTCTTTATTGCTTTGTTTAAGTGAAACTGAGCCGAACACGAATAAAGAAAAATGCTAGTAATTAGAATAAATAGTTTTCCCATTTTTTTTGGTTGCTTTTAATACTTGTTTACGATTTTTAGAACTATAACTAACGTGAACCCACGAAGGATTTTCATCGTTTCCGAACTCCCAAATTAATTGGTCGAACTCTAATTTGTCTTTAATAAAATTAAACCCGTTAGAACTTATTTGTAAGTCCATTGCTTCGCCTTTTGTATGTTGTGAAGTTTTAGAACCGCCTATTATTTTATTAACCTGTACACTACGAAAACCCGAACTAATTTCTATAGGTCTGTTTAAGTAAATTCTTAACGGTTCAAATACATTTTCACACAAAAGTTTTGCAGACGCAATTTGCGACTCGTTCATTTGGTTATTTAGATTTCGTAACGTTGCTAATCCTGAAGCTTGAAACTCTTTTAATGTAACGTGTTTAGATAAATTCATTTTAACTTATTTAAATCGTCTTTAACTTCTGTTGCCCGTGCAAATAATAACTTTGCCGACTGCCATAAATCTATTCCTTTAACAACTTTGTAATTTTCGTTTATACTCATAACTTCAATACTTGCCAGAACCAATGCTAAAACTTTTGTAAGCATTAAAGGAACGGAAAAGAACGTTAAAATTATGTCGTTTAAAATATAGTAATCTATTAAGTAAAACAATATAACTGTTAACTCGTATAAAAGTAATTTAGAAACTATTGCCGAAAGTTTACGCGATGTTATTTCTTGTTTTTGGTGTTTAGCTTTCCATATTCCTGTAGCTGTGTCCGACAATATTAAAGCAAATAAAAGTCCAAGTATTCCAGAAATAGGTAAAAAAAACGAAAAGCAAATTGTAATTAGTTTCAACGCTGAATTTTTAATTGTGTAAAGTAATAAATAAAGTTGTAGTTTCATAAGTTCAAATCTTCAAATGCTTCCGTTAAGCTAAAAGTTAAATAAAAAAATAATGTCACCCCTGCCAAATTAATGTAAGGTTCTGTACCTTGACAAATCAAAGAAAACGAAGTTAAAAAACCCGCTATAAAATAAAGTGATGCTAAATAATTACTTTTCATTTATTCTCCTTTAAGTGCTTTCAACTCTTCATACAAGGCTAAGAGCTGAGATTCTTTTTGAGCAATTAGTTCTTCGGTAGTTTTTTCAATAACATCTACAAGTTCTTCTATATAAGTCCCTTGTTCGTTGTAATATCCTATTAATTGTTTCATCTTAATTTATTTAGATTGTATGTATTCTTACTGCTCTGACTGACCTACCAAAGTTTTTTGTTGCTGTGCTATCATAAATTCCAGAGCTAAAACTTAAATTCCACGCAGCATTACTACCATTCTCAGTAGAAGTCCAATAAGTACTTGCACTTATACCATTTGTTACCCCTAAAACTTTAGCGACAATGGCTGCTGAATTATAACATATATTTAATTCCCAATTAGAAGGTAAATACCAATCACTAAAACCACCACCTGCATAAAGTCTTGCAAGTCCTGCTGCATAAGATGTAGTAGCTGGTAAAAGTGTTTGTGCTATAATTGCATCAGTATTACTAAGACCGTCAAAAAAAGTTCCAGCACCAGCACCAGGTACTGAAATATTTTGAAATGCAGCAGTAGTCCAAATAACACCTGTAGATAAATTAGTTAGACTTGCAACAAGTGCTTTATTTACTCCGCCTTCAACAAATACTGCAACAACTATTCCCCCACCAATTAAAGCTCCTATCTCTGTACCGCCACCACCACCACCACCACCTGAAGCAGCAGCAATAGTCTGATTAGGGAAAGTCCCTGTAATAGTTACATTAGTTCCTGCCACTAAACTAGGTGTTGCAGTTCCTGTACCACCATTTGCTAAAGCAACAATTCCTGTAACGTTACTTGCCGTTCCTGTAGTGTTTTGGTTAAGTGTAGGAATATCTGCGCTTACAATAGCTCTAAATGTTGGTACTCCTGCCGTTCCGTTTGGTGCGGCTAAAATATTATTTGCAGTCTTTGAAGCATAAGGATTTAGAGTGTCTCCATAACTTGAAGCTAAACTAATAACAGGTGTTGTCGTTCCTGTAGCTACTACAGGTGTTGTTGCTGAAACTGAAGTTACACCGCCTGTTATTACTAAATTGCCACTACCTAAAATCGAATTACTATTTATCGTCTTTATGTTTGTTCCACTTACTAACGTAGGTTGAACTGCTATATTTCCACTACCTAATATTGTAGTAGAATTTATTGTCTTAATGTTAGTAGCACTTATTAAAGTGTCTTGCTTTGAACCTATAATATTTGCACCTGTTACCGACTTTGTTACATAACCACCTGCTCCATCGCTTTCACTAATTTCTAATAAATCAGTATTTGCTATTGCTGAACCTTTTGCGGTTAATTGACTAATTTTTAAATCTGCCATTTTATATTTTTTATTGTGTTACCCTGTTATCGTTATTTTCTGTTATTCTTTGTTCGCTTATTTCTGTTATTCTGTATGCACTTGGTATAATTATAGGTGCAGTAGTTCCTGTAATATTACCTATTCCTTGTGCGTGTAAACTTCCGTTACAACACTTTATAGAATAGCTTTTTCCGTCTTTACATAGGCAACCACGTTGACCGCCTTTTGGACTTGTTCTCGAAGGTAAAGAACCCCAACTACTTCCCATTTTTTATAGTATTTAGGTAAGTCTTTAACTTTACGATATTGACTTCCTTTGGTTTGTATGTTCTTAAATGTACCATCCAGTGTAATTATTGTTTGTGTCAGGAAACATATCGCTATTTGTATTCGTTGAGTATTCAGGAAACAAATTATTATTATTACTTATGTAGTCAATAAATCTTTGTGTGTAGTGTTGTGCTATTTGTGTTTCCTTTTCAATTAAAAAGTCTATTTCGTTTTTTTCTACGCTTGTTGAATTTTCAGAATTATGCTTATATACTCCTTTGTTACTAATCGTGTAAGCTGCGAACGGTAAATAATACTTCATTGCTAAATGAATAAGCATTGGCTTTAAATAAGTCGTTGTAAGCGTTAAATAATTACCACTTAACGTATTTGCTATGATGTCCGCTTTTATCTTGTTTAGGAGCTTCGTACCCGTAAAATTTTGCAAGTCTGTATCTTGTGCAATCTTTATGTATTGTATAAAATTGTCCGTGTCAACGTTTCCGTTTAACGAAGTGAATTTAACTATGTCTTGTCTTGTGACTAAAAGTGCTTCTGCCATTATTCCTTAGTATTTTTAGGTAAAAACCCTTTGTTAGGCATATCAATTGGACGTGTACTTACTAACTTTGGGTTGTTAATTACATATCCATATTTTTCTGCCTTTTGCCCTGCAATTTGTCGCGCTCGTGGACTGTTTATATCAATGTTAGTGCCTTCAAAACTTGCGTAAACTTGCTTGTTCCATCTGTGATGACAAGCGCCACCGCCTTTATACAACCATATTGAATACGTGTCGGCTCCTTTTGCGCCCCAACCTGCGTTAACAACTTGTGTTTCCATTCTTATAATGTCTTCTTTTCTATAAATCTTGTTTGCTAAAATCATTTGTGTACAAAATGCGCGTCTATTTTTAGTTACTTCACCTACATATTTATAACGTGTAAAAAATTTTACTCCGTCTATTAGTTCGTCTTGTTGACTTTTACTATTTGGAAAAGCTGAACCTGTACTAACCAAGTTAACAAACTTACTTAATAAACTTTGTTTTGGTTCTTTGCTCAACAACTCGTTTTCTTCGTCGTCTGTGTCGTAGTCAACTTGTTTTTCATCTATTAATAACCAATTGTCTTCTGGTTCTTCGCCTAAATCAATTAACGGGTTTGTGTGAGAACTTAGTTCTGTTCCTGTTTCTTCTGCAACTTGTTCTGCGTTCTGCGTGTTTTCCAAGTCCGTAAACTCAAGTGGTTGTAAAGTCTTAAAGAATAACTTTAAAGCAACTCCATTAAACGCTAATATGCTATCAAAAGCATCTAATAATTCTTCTTGGAATGGTCTAATAACCATATTGTCAAATAATATACTTGAATTTTTTAGTTCTTCAGCGTTACTTGAAAAGCCATTTGTTGAAGCAACACCAAATAATAAAGGCGAAGTTATGTTGTGTCCTAACA